TCTGGATATAGCGGTATTGTCAGGGGCGTTGACAATATCCGATTACGCCCGGAATAAAAGGGCATACAGACGGATAAAGTGGCGTCCGGATTCTTTCCCGTGGGTTGATCCCGTGAAGGACCAGTTAGCCGATCAGTCAGCTGTCAGGAACGGATTTAAAAGCCGCGCACAGGTTGTTGCAGAACGTGGCGGTGACATAGAGGAGCTTGACGCGGAAATAAAGAGCGACAATCAGCGGGCGGATGATTATGGCTTTGTTTTTGACAGCGATCCGAGGAGAACAGCAAAGTCAGGGCTTTCCCAGGCGATGGAAAATGCGGCCGTAACTAATGCGGAGGATAATTAATGGGCTTAATTCCGAAAATAGCAAATCAGCCGTTGATGATCACGCTCGATTATGTGGATGCCCTGGCATCGGCGGACATCGATACGCTTGAAAAAAAGGCGAAGAATTATGTCCGACAGATATCCAGACAGGGGATCACGGATGAAAAAATCGCGGTTATCCCTGTTTCCGGGCCCCTCTCACAGAAATCCGATTTCTGGTCTTTTCTGTTCGGCGGCACATCGTATGAGGAAATCAGGCAGGCTTTCAGGGCGGCTCTGGAAGACAGCCGGGTCGAGACGATTGTTTTCGTTATCGATTCTCCGGGTGGTGAGGTGGCGGGGTTATTTGACCTGGTTGACGAAATCTACAGTGCCCGGGGTGTCAAATCCATCTATGCCGTTGTCAATGAGATGGCATACTCGGCGGCCTACGCAATAGCCTCGGCTGCAAGCGAGATTTATATTCCCCGAACGGGTGGTGTGGGGTCCATCGGTGTGATTGCCATCCACATCGATCAGAGCAAATATGATGAAAATCTTGGACTGAAATACACACCGATCTATTCGGGCGCGAGAAAAAACGATTTTTCGGCACATAAACCGCTGTCAGATGCCGCCTATGACGTTGTGAAGGCTGAAATAGAAGAAGTTTACACGATTTTAATAGATACCGTGGCAAGAAACAGAAAGATGGATCCTCAGAAAATCAGGAACATGGAGGCGGGCATATATCAGGGGGTAAAAGCGGTTGAAGTGGGTCTGGCCGATGGGATCATGTCTTTTGATGAAGTTTTAAAAGTAAAAAGAGGAGGTAAAACCACAATGACTTTGTTTGAAATGTTGACTGAAACACTCAAGGACGCAAAACCCAATGAAATCGTAAAGGCAATGGGAGAACTGGGCTACGTCCTGAAAGAGGGTGTGCTGTCAAAAGAAGAACACGAGGCGGCACTGGGCAAACAATCCAAGGAATTTGATGCCAAACTTGCCAAGACGGTTGAAACGGCAACGGTGGAAGGCAGGGACGGGGCAAAAAAAGAGATTATTTCCGTCCTGGAGCTGTGCTCCGTCGGAGGCATGGAAAAACTCGGGTTGCAGCTGGTGTCAGACGGGGCAACCGAGAAAGATGCGCGGAAGCAGATTCTCGAGGCCAAGGCTGAAAAATCCAAGGATGGAATTAACTCTACCATAAACCCGCTGAATACGGGGGAAGTCAGCCCGTTGATTGCGGATGCGGAAAGAAGGGCAAAGGAGGTTAAGGGATAATGAGTGCACAGAATGAAGCAACTTATTTAGACGATTTCTTAAAGTATGAGGGCGAGGCTAACCGTTTCTCCCGCGAAAAAGAAACCCTGCTATCCGGGGAGAATCTCAAAATCGGAACGGTTGTCGGAAAGATAACGAAATCAATCCCCGGCATCGGAACGCTCGAATCGGGTACCAATGGAGAGTGCACGGACGTAACCGGCGGGGCGAAAACCCAGCTCGGAACGTACAAGGCCACCTGTACCACCGCAAATGCTGTAGACGCAGATGGTATCTGGCGGATAGAGGCTCCCGACGGCACGGTTCTGGGCGATCTGAATGTCACCCAGGGAACCAGTGGGACCGGTACGTTCACCGATCCGCAGATCAACCTGACCATCAGCTATGCGTCCGGATACAATTCAATCGGGGATTATTTCGAGATTGAAGTAACCGAGGGTTCGGGCAAGCTCGTTGTCCTTGACTTCACGGCCGTTGACGGCTCCCAGAAGGCCCACGGTATTCTAATTGACGACTACGACGCATCCGCCGGCGATAAGGACTGCGTCGCCGTCGTACGGGATGCGGTGATCGCGAAATCCCCGATCAAGTGGAAGATCACCTTCACCGGTGGCGGTACGGAAGTGCTGGCTGTGGGGGATACGATAACTTCGGTAACCGGCGGATCCGGCGCATCGGCCCGTGTGGTGGAAATTCATCTCACCAGCGGATCATGGGCCGGCGGCGATGCAGCGGGATACCTCATCGTGGACCGGCTCACCGGCGATTTTGTCACGGAAAACATAACGTTCCCGGGTACGGCTGCAGACAGCGATGATGCAACCGTGGCCGCAACAGATATTGCGGGGGCCTTTGATGATCTGAAAGCCGCCGGAATAATCACAAGAGAGGAGGCGTAAACAGATGTTAAATCCTTTTACAACCGATGCGTTTAATATGGTCTCACTGACCAAATCGATTAATATCCTGCCCAACAACTACGGACGGCTCAGAGAAATGAACCTCATGCCGGGCAAGGGCGTCAGGACCCGTTCCGTAATCGTGGAGGAAAGAAACGGCATCCTGAATCTGCTTCCCACCATGCCTCCCGGATCCCCGGGTACCGTGGGGAAACACAGTAAACGGACCGTGAGGAGCTTTAACATTCCGCACATTCCCCATGACGATTCGATTCTCCCCGAGGCCTACGAAGGGATAAGGGCGTTCGGGCAGGAAAATGACCTTGTGGCTGTTTCCCAGATTGTGAATGATGTGTTGCAGAACATGCGGAACAAGCACGGAATTACCCTGGAATATCTCAGAATGGGCGCTTTAAAGGGGATCATTCTCGATGCCGACGGCTCCACGCTCTACAACCTGTATACCGAGTTTAAAATCACGCAGAAAAAGATTGATTTTGTGCTGGGCACTGGTGATACCGACGTTCCCAAAAAATGCCGCGAAGTGGTGAGGCATATCGAGCAGAACCTCAAGGGCGAGGTGATGTCGGGTGTTCGGTGCCTCGTTTCCTCGAGCTTCTTCGATAAGTTAATAGGGCACGAAACGGTCAAGGAGGCTTACCGGAACTATGAAGCGGCACAGGCCATTCTGGCGGGTGATGTGCGGAAAGGCTTCAAGTTTAACGGAATCACCTTCGAGGAGTACGTCGGGACGGCCACGGATGCCGAGGGAACTGACAGACCGTTTATCGCGGCGGGTGACGGCCATGCCTTCCCCATGGATACCATGGGCACCTTTGAGACCCTGTTTGCACCGGCTGACTTCATAGAGACGGCAAACACGCTGGGGATCGAGCTTTACGCCAAACAGGAACCCCGTAAGTTCGGGCGTGGTGTTGATCTGCACACCCAGAGTAACCCGTTGCCGATATGTTACAGGCCTGCGGTACTGGTAAGGGTTTATACCTCTAATTGAAGCTGACGAGATCAGTCTAATCATACTTTTATCGTTTTGGGCCGGAGTCTGTATCGTAAAAAAATGGCGGAGGGCGTGAAGTAATGCTGAAATTATGTTTTGACGCAGCTAAATCACTTTTTAATGGCGTACCCCGTGGCATGTGTAATGACCGGTACGGGATGGTCTGCAAGAAAATGGACGATCTCAAGTGCGATATTCACGAAATGCGCGGATGGTTATGGGGCTTGAAGTTTCCCGATCAGCCGTTACCACCGCCGTCGTCGGAACGGAATAACAAAGATTCTACCTCTATAACGGAGAATTAACCCATGCCACACTATTCTAAACGATCAGAAAAACGCCTCGCTACCTGTACCGCGAAAATCATAACAGTATTTTCCCTGGTGATCCGCCATTTCGATCACACTATCATCTGTGGCCATCGGACAGAACAGGACCAGAACGCGGCCTATGACGGCAAGAAATCAAAAGTCAAATGGCCGTTCGGCAAGCATAATCAATGGCCCTCACAGGCAGTCGATGCCGGGCCCTATAATCCGGACACAAAAAGCGTGGACTGGCCCGACGCGGAGGTCGGCAAAGTCGTGAACGACTCTCATCCTGAGGCGGGCACATATATCAAGACTCTGGCGCGATGGTACTATTTTGCCGGGTTCGTCATAGGTGCCGCCGCGGCCCTGGGAATCAAGCTTCGATGCGGCGCAGACTGGGACCGGGATACCATCCTGACCGATCAAAAATTTGATGACCTTGTACATTTCGAGGAGTTCGACGACGGATGAAAAGAGGGAGATAAAACGATGGATTGGAAAGAAGTTGGAAAAACACTTTTAAAGGCGGCGCCCCTCGTTGGCGGCATCCTCGGCGGCCCATTCGGGGCAACCGTGGGCACCTTGGCAAACATGGCCGCGTCCGCCCTCGGCGTGGAAGCCACCCCAGATGCCATTATGGCAGAGCTGAAAAACAACCCCGAGGCCATGCTGAAAATCAAACAATTTGAAACGGAAAACCGGACTGAATTGGTCCGTATCGCCGCGAAACTCGAGGAGCACCGGATCACCCAGGATACACAACGGATCATGACTGTCAATGAAACCATGCGGGCGGAATCAAAGAGCGAACACTGGCCCCAATGGTCATGGCGTCCGTTCTGGGGATTCATCTCCGCCCTGGCATTTCTTGCCGTCTGCGTCTTTGTCTGCTGCCTGGGATATAAGGCAATTGTCGGGCAGGATTCCACGGCGATCGGCCAGATCCCGCTGATCATCGGCGCTTTTTCGACACTGTTTACGATACCCGGCGCCGTCCTTGGAATCTCGGCATGGCACCGGGGCAAGGAAAAACGGATACAACTTGGCGATATTACCGCATTGATACCGAGGAATTAATACATGACTGCAAGAATTTTTAGGTCTTTGTTGAATGTATTATTTGGTGTTTCGGCAGATGACATCTTTGACCAGGCAGCCATGGACATGTTTGATCAGATGGATACAAAAGATGCCGTATTTACCCCTGCCGTGGGGGATCCCGTCCCATGCAAGATAAATCTGGAGTTCGATGTTGATCTTGAGCCGCACGGATTCGATTCTCAGGTATGGAGCCGGGGTACTACGATTGAGGCGATCCTTAATGTCCTGGGAAAGGAGCCCGATAAGGGCGAGACCTTCACCGTGGGGGAAACCGACTACACGGTTCAGACCGTCCAGGAAAATGACGGGCGATTTGTGAAAGTGGTGGTGAAATAATGGCGGGATTTTCTGTTGAAGTCAGCAAAACCGATCTCGCGGAAGTTGAGAGAACCTTGACAGGGATTAAGAACGGTTATCCCAAAGTTGTGAGCCGATCTTTGAATCGGACACTGACGGGCGTTCGGACGGACGCTGTAAAGGAAATTCAGAAGGTCATTACACCCAAGGCGAAAACGATACGATCAACGTTTACGATGGTCAAGGCAAGCTCCCGGAAACTGACAGCAGCAGTGAAAAGCACCGGGGGGCCGTTGCCGTTAATAGAGTACAAGGCACGGGCCACAAAGAAGGGCGTAACCGTACAGGTGAAAAAGAAATCGAGCAGGTCGTTGTGGCCGGGCGCGTTTATCGCCACGATGCCAAGCGGCCACAAGGGCATATTCAGTAGAGAAAAACCACCATACAGAACAGATAAAAGCACCAAACTTCCCTGGAAGCGATTTCCGAGGAAATTCAGGCTGAAAATCCACGAACAGTGGGGCCCACGGGTGCCGGACATTATGGAAAATGCCGAGGTCATAAACCCGATCCTGCAAAAGGCATGGGACCGATTGTTGAAAGAATTGAACCATCAACTTGATTTTGAATTGAGCAAATTATGACGAACACCATCAGAGAGCAGATAATCCTGGCCGTTCTGGCAAAAGCCGGCCAGATCAGGACGGCGAACGGCTACAACACCGATTGCGGGACTACGGTTCTTCGGACGGTTAAACTTGTTGATCCGGAAAAACTCCCATTAACCTCCGTGTGGCCGCAGCCGGAAGAGGCCATTAGAGAATACGGAAAAATGATCTGTTCCATGCCGATCCGCATCGAGGGCCTGCATACGTATGAGGCTTCAAACCCCTCAGTTATGGCGGAGGCGATGCTGGGCGATATCATTGAAAACATTCTCGGTATCGCATGGACATTGCCCTTTACCTCCGGAACTACGGAGATAAACGTAGGAGATACAGTAACCGGAGAAACCGGGGAGGCAAGCGGTTATGTGTGCGGCGTGGAAGTAACCGGCGGATCGTGGACCGAAAATGATGCGGCCGGTAACCTTTCCCTCAGGCGTTTGTCGGGTACATTCCAGGCGGAAAACCTGAAAGTAAACGGCGATGTTGTTGCGGCCACAACGGGAGCGATAACCGCTGAATCGGCACTAACAACAACCACGGGAGATCTTGCCGAATCCATAGAATACGCGGGAGGCGGCACGGATGAATATCCCGATGACGGCAATGTCGCGGTGGGTGTATCCGCAGTGTTTAATCTGAAATATAAGACCACAATTGGAGACCCCTACACGCAATAATACGGGAGGTATCGAATATGGATATCAAGGAAGCTCAAAAGCGATACGGTAACGCAATCGCTCAAATTCTGGACAAATACGCTGCCATTATCAAATCGCCGGCAAAAGCGACACCTGAAGATGGGATCGCCGTTTTGAAAAAATGGACAGCATCAAAAAAAACCAAGAATAAGGAGGAATAATCATGCCAACTGCGGAAAATGCACTTTTAAAATACGAGGCAGGCCAGACTCTTGTGTCCATGGTCGCGCTCTCAGATGCGGGCAATCAGATCATTTTCAATTCGGAAGACACCCTGTGGTCGAGTCGATCGGGTTACGCGCCGGATGTGAAGCCCGATGGCTTGGCAACGGGCGGGGCGGTGACCCCCGCCGAATCGGCCGGCAACGATATGGTCGATGTGGCGGCGCTGACCTGTTACCTGGCAGGGGTCAAGACCAGTGTTGCCGCTGATACCGATATGGTGATCACGCGCGGGACCACGGAGAACTTCACCAAGCATTCGGTTACCATTACCTCCGCCGGGGCCGTCGCGATTGTCGACGGTACCGAGGGAAGCGCCTTCTCCGATGTGCGCGGCGCGGCGGGCGGACCTCCCTACATCCCCGTGGGTGATATTGAAATCGCGCAGATACACTGCACGACCAAGACCGCCGCCAAGATTACCGCCGATATGATCAAGTCGGTTATCGGCGTCCATGTCGAGCGGTACGATTATCCCACCTGGAAGGTCAGGCGGATCCGCGTTGCCAGCGGTATTCTCGGCGTGGCGGGTATGGACTTCGACTCGGCCCTCCCGAAATCCCACACGGGGGACCTTCCGAAGGGCGTCTATGCCGAGTACAGCACGCCGATACTGGTGGAACTTCCCCGGGCCGTGGATTTTGTGCGGCCGGCGAACTCCTATTCGGTCAGCTCGACGCAGGTCTACGGCGGCACGGTGGGAGCGGCTTCCAAATCACTCGGACAGGGTTCGTTTACGGCCCATCTCGGAGACGGGGTTTCCGATAATATATTGCAGCTTGAAGGTGAGAATCTGTGGTTCCAATTTTACCCGGACAGGCTGTTGACGCCCTCTATCATATGCCAGGGGAAACTCGGCGTGGTCGAAACATTTCCGGCGGACAATTCCATTTCAGCGGCGTTTACGATTTCAGCCGAAGAAGCGGGGGAAAGGATCATTTCCTGATGCCATTTGACAGCAAGCGGTTTTTACAGACCCAGTTTATACCACGTGAGGATACGGTTCCCGTGCCGGACATGAAAGTGTTTTTCCCGGACGGGGAAGACCCGGTCTGGACGGTGCGGGGGCTGACCGGAGTGGAAATGACACGGGCGAACGAAGCGGCCGCGCGGAACAGAAACATCTCGGCGATTCTCGAGGGCCTGGTGGCGATAAGCAAGCAGGAGAAGATTAATTCCATAAAGCAGCTGGTCGGCATCGATGAAAAGGTCCCCGATGAAATCGCCAAACGGGTCGAACTGTTCATTCTGGGGAGCGTCGAACCGGAAGCCGATACGGAACTGGCCCTGAAGGTTTGCACCGCGTTCCCCGTTGAGTTCTTCGAGATCACCAACCGGATAACCATACTGACGGGGCGCGGCCATGTGCCGGGAAAGCCGAAGCCCTCTGGAAAGACCCCGAAATCAAAATAGCCCTTTCTCTGGGTCATGCCAGGGGGCGTTTTCTGTATGAAATCCGGCCCGACCTTTTTCCGCAGGCCTGCCTGACCGTCACCGAAACGGAACTCTGGAATTTATTTTACACGAACAAGGAAAAAAAGCGTGGCAGACGTTGAAAAAACAGTAGCGATATTGTTCAAGGGCGAAGACCAGCTGTCGGGGAAAATCCGCAGTATGCAGGGCAGGATGGATTCCTTCGCGAGCAACGCCCAGAATGTCACCCAGCCGCTGGCCACTCTGTCTAAAACAATACTGGAACTGGACGCGGCCGTTAATACCCTTGCCGCCGTCGGTCTCGCTATTGCCATTAAGCAATCGGGCGATTTCGGTGATTCATTCGCCGAGATATCCACCCTGATCGATGCCACCGCCGGTGATATTGCGGGTTTCCGCACCGATGTGCTGAATTACTCGAGGGTTTCCACCTCGTCACTCGAGGACATTAACGCGGCCGTCTACACGGCCATATCGGCGGGAACGGATTACCGGAATTCGATCGATCTGATCACACAGTCTGAGAAACTGGCAACCGCATCCAAGGCGGATCTCGAGCCGACTGTCAAGCTGCTCGCCTCGACGATGAACGCCTACGGCGCATCCACGGACGAGGCCCAGAAATATTCCGACGCTTTCTTCCAGACGGTCAAGCTTGGCCAGACTACACTCCCCGAACTGTCGGCAAGCCTGTCGCAGGTATCGAGCATCGCGGCCGCGGCGGGGATCCCCATCGAAACGCTGATGGCGGCCATCGCAACGCTGACCGCGAAAGGCATGGACACACCCCAGGCCATGACGGCCCTCAAGGGCGCCATAACTGCCATTATCAGCCCGTCAGCTGAAGCGCAGAAAGCCGCCGGGAAACTGGGGATAGAATTCAGCGCGACTGCGCTGAAATCGAAAGGCTTCGAGGGCGTCCTCCAGGACGTCATGAAGGCCACGGGCGGCAACATCGACCAGGTATCAACGCTGTTTGGCAATGTTCGGGGGCTTTCCGGAGTCCTGGGCCTGGCCTCGGATGACTCGGAGCGGTTCAGGGCGAACCTCGATGCCATGGCCAAATCGGCCGGATCCACCAACACGGCCTATGAAAAGATGGCCGATAATTTCAAGTTGATCAATCAGCGGTTGGTCAACAATATGCGGGCCACCATTATCGGGATCGGGGATAAGCTAATCGACAAGTACGGCGATGTGGCCGTTGCGCTCGCCCAGGTTTTTTCTACCCTGGGGACAGGGATTGATGCCGCGTCGCTCGAACCCCTCTGGGCAATGTTCAACGAATTCGGTGACGATATCATTAAATTGTTCAACAGCATCAGGGATAACCTGCCGGAGGCCCTCGAGTTGATCAATATTCAACCCCTGATCCAATCATACAAGGATCTCGGCGGAGCGTTAAAGGATGCCTTCGAGGCCGTATTCGGAGAGATCGATCTTTCAACCCCGGAAGGCCTGGCGTCGGCGATCGACAAAATCATAAAAACCATAGCCACGCTGAACGAGGTCACCGCCGGGATCATAACGGGCATGAAGCCGTTCCTCGCTGCGATCGGCGCGGCGATCGATAAATTCGGCGAAATGGATGAAGAGACGGCCGATCTGGTTGGTACGATCCTCGGAGTTGCAACCGGTCTGAATACCATACTCCAACATTCCGGGGCGATAACGGCTTTCTTGGCCACGCTGGCAGGGGCATCGGTTATCAATGCCGTGACCGGCCTGACAAACCTCGGAGCGGCTTCCACTATAGCATCCAAAGGCATTGCCCTCCTGCGCACGGGGATCGGCCTGGGCGGGATACTCACGGGATTCGCGGCTTTAGGCATGGGCGCAGTTGCATTGACGGCAACACTGGCAGAAGAACTGGCCCCCGCGGTGCAAGAGGCCATTACCTACTGGGACGATCTCGCAGCTTCTGTTTTCGGATATCAGAGCGCATCGGAAAAAGCCCGGGCCGAACAGGAAAAATTCAATGCCCAGATGAAAGCCGCCGCAGAGGGAGTAAGCGAGCTGAATGAAGACCTGGCTGAAATGAATGAGCAGATGGCTGCCCGTGCCTGTTCAATCGAGGACATTAACAAGGAAATCCAGGCATGGATGGATCTGCACCCGGAACTCAAAGAACTCAATGCCCGGTATACAACCGAAACCGATGAAAAAAGCCTGGAAAAAACAAAAGAAGCTCTGGACCGGGCTGCAAAAGAAAGAAAGGTCGAAGTCGATCTGCAGACCGAGAAGATCAAGGGCCAGGCTAACATCGTCAAAACCGCCCTCGAGTGGAAGGCAAAGATTGATATTGCCGGTGTAGAGGCAGCAACCGAACGGCTCAAGGCCGCATTTTCATCGGTTGACAAAACCATTGAAAGTACCGGATCCACCCTCACATCGCTCTGGGACACCCTCGCCGGCGGGGATCTGGGTTTTGCCCAGACCTGGGCCCTGGAAGAGACCCTGGAAAAAGAAGAAAAGAGACGGCAGGCATCATTTGAACTGCAGAAGAAATTAACGGAAGCGGAAATTGAACTGAATACTGCCAAGGTGCGGGCGCTTGAAAGGGGGGATTCGATGATAACCATAGACGGCGCCGGGCTTCAGCCGCATCTGGAGGCGTTCATGTGGGAAATCCTGAAGGCGATTCAGGTCCGGGCAAACGCGGAAGGCACCGAGTTCCTGCTGGGGATATAGACCATGATTTCACTCTCATCAATAGAAGCTGACACAAATGGAGATATCGTCTTTGATCTCACCGGCGAGAGCACGCTGGACGACAGCACGCGGCGCGTATCGCGGACGAAGACCCTGGACGGGGGGTGCGTTATCATCGATGGCGGATTTTCTGCAGCGGATAAAACGTTCAATCTATCCACACAATATGATCCGGGTGTTCACTCCGTCGTGAAACACCTGCACGAAGATATGATGCTGATTCATGTGTCGGCAAACGGCGCTTTTTATGCCGGCGTCATATCGGATCTCGATATAAAGCGAACGACTGTGGAAACCATACAGATCAGAATCTTAATCAAAGAAAAACTAGCCTAGGAGGAAGAACCATGGCGATTACCTGCACCCTTTCAAACCATTATAAATTTCAGTTATTATCGGGCGTTATTGATTTCGATGTGGACACCTTCAAGATCATTCTCATGAACACCACGTTTGCCTTCGATAAGGATGCCCACGCAACCCTGTCGGATGTGACGGCTGACCAGCTTGCCACGGGCTATGGCTACACCCAGAACGACAAGACGTTGGCAAACGTGGCCGTTACCGAAGATGACGTAAACGACAAGGGAAAAGTCACCTTCGACGATGTCACCTGGACCGCCTCGGGCGGGTCTATCGGTCCGACGGGCGCGGCCATTATTTACGATGACACCACGGCGGATGATACCGTTGTCGGCTGCATCGATTTCGGGACGGATTATACCATCCCCGATGGATCCAGTTTCCAGCTGCAGAATCTGGAGGTTGATATCACCTGATGGCCTGGCTTTCCGGTTGGTCGAAACGAATAAAACTGACCGTTGACCACACGAAGGTCGACGCCGATCTGACACATTTTCCTGTCACGGCGATCCTGTCTTCTTCGCAGGGAGAGGAAGTCTTCAGCGAGCTCGGCAGTGACGCGAACCGCTTTAAGATAGCGTTTACAAAGGCCGATGGCACCACAGAGCTCTATGCTGAAATAGAGAAATTTGATTATACTAACAGTATAGCCATATTCCATGTGTCTAAGAGTGATTGGGAATTATCATCAAGTGCAGACACAAACTTCTATTTATATTATGATTCAGAGCAAGATGACAATACTGACTATGTTGGAGATATAGATAGTACTCCGGGTCATAACGTCTGGGATTCTGATTTTGAACTTGTCTATCATATGGTAGATGCAACAACTTCAACAATTAAAGATTCCACCAGTAATGGACTTGATGGGGCAAAGAAGACAGCTAACGAACCTGTAGAAAGTGCTTCGGGGCTATTAGGTGATTGTCAGCTTTTTGATGGCGACAAGGATTATGTATACCGAACAGATGCTCCCTCTGTAGAAGTTCAGGCACTTACCGTAGAGCTGATTGTTAAAACTACAGACTATACAGAATCACTTAATGGGGGGATTTCGAAGGGGCTTTTATTTGGGAGTGCGCCTACTAGAGGATGGGCACTTAGTTTTCATAGCAGCAATGCTTCTTGGTCAGGGCTTACGGATTCTGCTTCCCTTTTCATTGTGCCTTGCGGAATAGGTGATAACAATTGGCATTACTGGTGTGGGACTTGTGACACGTCTAATGCTTATCTCTGGAGAGATTTAATTAAGAGTGACCCTTCGAATTATTCCGGTTCTATATACTATGGTGGCTTGTATCAAGAGCTTTCGGTTGGTAATAGAGTTGACGCTTCTTATGCTCTTAATGGATACATGGATGAAGTACGAATTTCTTCGATTGCCAGATCAGATGCCTGGATCACAGCAACGTACAACTCACTCTGGGATACGCTACTGACCTACGGCGACGAAGAAAAACCCTCCGGAGATATCGTACTTTCCATTCCTGTCATTGCATCGTCGACCGCCCTGCTCTCAACGCTCAATCTTCAGCTGACGCTTCCGGCCATGACAGGGCAGGGTACGCTCTCGGCAGGTCCGGTCAGTACCGGCTTTTACATCCAGTGTGAGACTTTTTCGTCCGCTTCATCACTTGCCGGGAAGCTGAACGTGAATCTTATATTACCCGTCCTTGCATCGCAGGCATTGCTGAACGGGAATGCGAGAATCCAATTACTATCGCCGGCATTGACAGCACAAGGCATTCTGTCCCTTTCGGACATATTCATCGGCCGCTATGTAGCTGTTCCGGCATTCAATTCAACCGGCAACATGAACGGTGATCTCGGCATTCAGCTGTTCAGTCCCACGTTGACCGGCCATGGCAGCCTGCTCACTACTCCCCGCATCCAGCTCGTGCTCGATCCCTTTGTTGCCCTTGCATTGCTGGGCATGGCTTCCATTAACAAATTCAACACGGAAAACGCGGAGATTAAATACACCTTTGTGCTGACCGGCACGAATGACGATACGACAGATATCACCATCCCCATGTCAAGCTTTCAGGCCAGGCTCCGCAGCGGAGATCCGACGTATTTATCCATAGTAGTGCCCGGAATGGATTATGCCAGCGTCATCTCGGCCCGGCCGAACGGGGCAATGATCGTGTACATGCATTATTATTCCGGGGGACTCCTGTTGCAGACCGAGGAGATTATCCGGGTCGATCTGGAGGATATCAATATCTCACAGGGGGCCCAGAGTACGTCGATCGTACTCACGGGCCATAAAACACAGACAACGGGAGGGAAGACCGTCACGCTGCGGAATCCCACATACCGGAATCTCTACCAGGGCAAATTCACCTACCGCTGCGCCACGCCGGATATCTTTCTGAAGCCGGGAGATACCGTCATATGCGGTGACGATGAGTTTGCCGTTGATTTTATCACCTACGTCGTCAGCGTCGCACAGCAGTCCATGGAGGTTTCGGGCACGTAATGGGGAAAGGTGTCATCATATCAGGCGGACCAGACGGACAGTACCAGGTGAAGTTGAAGCTCCATAAAAGCCGCATCGATGCGCTTATTGTTGTCCTGACCAATCAGATCGCCATGCTCGAAAGCAAGATCGAAACGATGGAGGAAGGCGTCGAGAAAGAGATTGCCGTACTGAAGAAAGTTGCCCTGCAAAAGCGGAAAGCCTATCTCCAGGGTGTCGATGTTCCCGACGATCCCGTTGTTACTGCCTGGTGCGCCGATCTGACCGAAGATCTCAGCGGGGAGGTCGGTACCATTGAAATCCCCGGCGAACGTAAAAACGTGAGCATTCAGCCGGGATATGAGGGCAATGCAGCGTATAATGCGGCACGTGACGGTCAGCTGCAGCCCGCCATCGCAGGGACACCGGAAAGTGCGTTCTATAATCTGGCTCTGCTCCCCGGCTGGCAGAAGTGGAAGCCCACCTACCGGTTCGGGACCATCACGGCCATCGATGGCGATATCTGCGATGTCGACCTCGAGGCGGCCACCACCAGCCAGCGGAATCTGGACGTCAATCAGTCTACGAAGCTTTATGGCGTGTCCATCGAATACATGACCTGCAACGGCGCGGCATTCAGTGAAGGCGATGGCGTCATTATTGAATTTGAGGGCCAGGACTGGAACAGCCCAAAGGTGATCGGGTTCAAGGATCATCCGAAGCCGTGCGGGTGGCAGTTTCATCTCATGCGGCTGGACGGCACCCTTGTTGATGAGAGCCTGGGCGCTGACTTTGAAGTATTTGACAGCAATGAATTACCAGCTTCTCTATATGATGTAACCTATGATGCCGAAACGGAAACCTGGTCGTTCAAGATAGGCGGCCAGCAGGATCCGAACGGCTACTGGGTGGAATATTCGTGTCCCGACGGCATCACGACCCAGTACCCGGGCAAATACAAACTGTCCGACAAAAGGCAGGCAGCAGATCTGATCACAGAAGGGGACTACACCGATCAGATTCATTATTTCAAGATCCATGACGCCGAATGGCTGCCGGCAGACCGTAAACGCGTCGAATATTCGCCTGTCTACGGGGAAATGCATTATATAACCACCTACAATGAATCGCAGAACACTCATACGCAGCGAGTATTGAAAATTGAATCGTCCGTGCAGTACAAGATTACGGAACGGCTGCGTCCCGATAACTTCCCCAAGATATGGGAGATGTATTATAATGAGAAGTGGTGGGAGATTTATAATGCTTACGCTCACCCTGAGCAGCTTGAGCCCCCTCCGGAAGTGAGAGGCAGGCGGGTATTCCTCTGGAATAATATGGCTGAAACTTTCATTATGGAGTTTCATGGCAGCGTGTTTGACCCTGATCCGGACCCGGAATATGAAGTGCAGGAGGCATCGTATATCGTCGAAAATCCGAGCATAAGCGGAATAGAGCATATCGTTGAAGTGTGGTCCGACATGCCGGAAGAGCTCAATGGCGGAGGGTTCGAAGATCCCTTTACCTACGTGAACGGAGAGTTTAACAGCCGTTACTGGGCCTGGGAGATGGTGTACTTCATTATTCAATTAGATTTTGAGGCAGAGGAATAGCTGCGAAGTTGCCCAGGATAAAAGTGCGGAAAAAAGTCTGAGAACAAGCGACAATGGCAAGCTATCTGTAATTTACATTTCGATCACATTTCTGACGATAGTATTTACATATCTATTCAAATGG